GAGGGCAATGAAAAACGCCCGGACTTTACCGGCAAAATTCTCTGGAATGGGGAAGAGATAAATGTTTCCTTATGGAACAATACCTCTAAAGCGGGTAAACCTTATCTCTCTGGGCAGGTTCAGAAGCCATACAATGGTGCTGTAACCTCTGACGTTAACCAATCTACAGAAAGCGCAGACGTACCGTTTTGAAGATTGAATACCATGATGGGGATGTAGTTAATCTTCAGTTTGAAGAGAAGCTACATTCCTACACGGTAGGGGATAAGCCCGACTTAAAGGTTATACCGTCTGTCACTCAGACTATGGATGTAATCTCTAAGCCAGCCCTCATCCCGTGGGCTTTAAAGGAAGGTAGCGAGTGGCTTGCCGGGAATTTATTCTTTGACAGGGAAACCAAGAATAAGCATATATTCCACACAAAAGGTAAGGGAATTGATTTCTTAGTAAAGGGCATAAAGGGTGCTTATAGAAACACTTCAACGTCCGCTATCAACATAGGCACGGTTACGCATGAGTGGGTTGAGCAAGCAATCAAATGGAAGTTGGGTCAGGGGGAAGCGCCTACGATGCCGGTACAGGAACAGGCGCAGACCTCTATTGAAGCCTTTAGGTCTTGGGTTGCCGAGAATGAGATCGAATGGCACTCAGCGGAAAGGAAGGTGTATCACCGGAAATATGAGTATGCCGGAACAGTTGATGCTGTGGCTACCATAAACGGTGAGTATTGTGTGGTGGACTGGAAGACCTCAAAGGCTATCTACCCAGAGTATTACCTTCAGGTTGCCGCCTATGCTAAAGCGTTAGAGGACATGGAGGGTAAGCCTATAGAAACGGCTTACATATTAAGGTGTGATAAGAATACTGGTAAGTTTCAGTTTGTTAAGTCTGATGATTTGGAAGCAGACTTTCATGCGTTTAGGGCGGCTCAGGTCTTGAGGCAAAGACTGAAGACTGTTGGCCGGAAGCGAAAGAAAAAATAACTGAGTGAGCAAGAATAATTATGTTGAGGGGATTGATTATAACTGTGAACGATTTGAAAAACCGGATGGCTCCTTGTGGTTTCTCCTCTCTTCTCCAAAGAAGACCTATCTCTCCTGCAAGGGGCCATTCTTTTTTACACAAGAGAGGGAACTAGCCATTGTTGGCGAAGTAAGAAAGCGTGAAAGAGCTTACCTTTAATAAGTCAATGATTGAAGAGGCCCAAGAGTGGGCTGATAATCTTGGTGCTATTAAAAACTCTATAACAAAAGGTAAGGGTAATTACGTTGGTCGGTTGGGTGAGCTTGCTTTAGCAAAACACATTGGGGCTGGTGAAGCACAAGACCAGTCAGGCTATGACCTTATTTTTAATGACAAAAAGATTGAGGTTAAAACAAAAAGAAGGGCTGTGCCTCCCCGGGAAAATTATTTAGTAAACATCGCAGAGACAAGCAAGCACCAGAGTCCTGATATATATGCTTTTATATCTGCTCAGTTTAATACTCATAAGAAGGGTAAATACACGGGGCTGGAAAAGCTGTGGCTTTGTGGTTATAAGTCATCAGAAGATTACTTTAACCAAGCTACGTTTTATGCTAAAGGAGACAAGGATCCCGATATGCCGCTTTATAAGTTTAGTGCCTCATGTTATGTGATGAGGATCCGAGATTTAGATGACAGACTTCAGTAATTGGGAAGAAAAATTTGACAGGGATCAGGCCAACAGGAGGCTACACTTTGCTAGGTTCTGTTGGGTACACCGAAACGACATGACCCCAACCAAGAGAGTGACGTGGGGTGAAAGGTTTGAGCAGATGGAAGGTATTAGTTTGGACGACTACGCAAAGGAACGCATTCAAGAACGCAACCAGAAGGATAAGCAGTAATCCCATAATAAGCCGGATTACCATCATTTTCTCCTAAGCCATCATGCCTGTCTAGTGTGGTGGCTATTTTTATTTCTTTCTCGTCCCTGTGAACCAGCCAACCCACGCTCTCGAAAACAGGGCATGAAACCTTATCGTGTGTAGTCCAATCTGAATGGGAGATAATATCAACCCATTGAATCCAGACTAATTCTTTTTCTTTTTCTTCTTCTCCAACGGACCCGGAAGTACCCAACCGAGAACCATCGGTACTAAGATAACTAATATCAGCAACCATCCGCCCATCTCCACGAGTTCTTGTAACAGTGAAAAGAAGTTTGAGGGGGCCTCTTGAACAATTGTAGCATCACCCGATATCTCCAGAGGTTGAGGTGCGTCCGTCGTAGTATGAGTCACGGCAGAGGCTACAGAGGCACCGATCATGCTCCCCGCTATGGGTGCAATCGCACCCCCAGCGATCACACTCCCGGCAGTCGCACCCAATCCGGCACTCGCCCCTATTAGGGATGCCTTCTTGATTGTTGAACATCCCGTTAGAATCGTTAAGCAAACAGCCACCATACAACCATTAAGATAGCGATTGCCCATAAAGGTTTTTCTGAAACTTCTTTCCAGATCTTTTTGATTATATCCATATAGTTTATTCTCCATTGCCATAAATCTTGTCTGTAAGTTTATCAACTTGCATTTCCAACCTCTCAATTTTCAAGTCCTGTTTGACATCCGAAGGTAGACTGCCTGATCCCCACTTTCCTGCTGGCCATAGCTCCACAAAGTTACTGTTCTTGTCAACGTCCTTGCTCATCATCTTGATCTGAAAGTCGTTGTGCTGAACGTCTCCTTGCAAACTTGAAGCCCACCATACGACGCCAGCAGCTTGCAATAGAAGACCTACGGCTAGTGTTGTAATAAACTTGCTGTCCATTAAAACGCAAACGATGAGCCACATCCGCAGGAATGCGCTCCCGATGGAGGTACAAATTTAAATGAGGGTCTGAATGGGTCTGATTCCCAATCCATAGTTGCATCTCCAAGTAGGTCAAGGGAATGGGCATCAGAATAAATAGTATCTGTAATCATCGTGGCATCTGACGGAAGCTCGCCAGTGGGCGATAGCTTTATTTTGTAGCCTGAACATCCGCCACCTTCCAGATATATTCCTAAGTACCCTTGTCCATCTAGGGTCTGATTGATTTTTTCTTGTGCTTGTTCGGTGATAGTCATTGCTCATCCACCATAACCGCCATAACCCCCACCCTTCTGCTGTATCATGTTATCACTCTGCATCATCTGAAAGATGCTTTCATGCTGAGTCATAATATTTGACATCACTTCTCTTTGGGCAGCATCTTCCTCTCTGAGTTTCGATATCTCTTCGGACAGGCTATCTATCCTAAACCCTAATACATCCAGCCCAGATATAGCCTCATCATGCTCTTGAAGTTCTTTAATAGCGGCTTCGTTATTGTGTATGGCAATGCCACACTTGTTTGCTTCAGCCTCTAGCGCAGGTATAGATACACCCTGTATACCTGCAAGCCTACTCACCTCTGAAGATAGGGAGGAGGCCCACCATATAGCACCTGAAGTTTGGGCAACAAGAAATAAAATGGCTCCGAAAAATTTAGCATCGATCTTCATCTTTGTTTTAGTTCCTCCCCTATATATTTAATACCGTCTGATGTTCTACCTGTAAGGAACCAAGGAAGTATACCATGTATTAATAAAATAATAGACAACACCAATAGCTGAGCTGACACTTTGACAGTGAACCATAAGTGTTGCCTATAAGTTTCTTCTACAAAGGCAAGGTGTTTAGATATCATGGCTTCCGAATGACATGCTAATGCCAACAGCAGCCTTTAGATCTCCTCTATGCCAATCCTCGTCTAACCCCATACTTACTACAGGAGTTACAGATAACCCATCTGCCACTGGTATATTATACCCTGCACTCAGATCAAGGCCATCAAACGAGAAAGAATCTACATCCCATTTGGATACAGCGGATGCTTGAGCACCCCATAAATCAATGGAAGTTCCAGCTTTTCCGCCAATATTTTGGCTGCTCACGTTCCAATCTACAGAGGTTTCAAGGCCAACACCCCCAACTGTTAGCGTGGTAGCCCCTCCTACAACGTGATCCCCGTTAGTCATCCAGTTATAATGGACGCCACCATCAAAGATCCCTACACCTGCACCATAGCCTACACCTACATTCTTTGAATCAGAATGACTAAGGTATACACCAGATACTCCGAGCTCCATATCATTATCGCTTCCATCAAACGAGAAAGTATACCCCTCACCAGCTAGACCGAAGCTATACACCCCACTATCAGTCAAGCCTAGATGGATACCATCTTCATGGCTTATCTTGGTGCTTACATCTATCTTGCCTAAGTCAGCGCCCAAGACTGCTAATGGTGCCAGTATTAATGTCAGTGCTAAAATTTTACGCATGTATTATTCCTCGTTTAGTGAATCAATTTGTTCTTCAATCCTAACCAGATGATCCATGATCTGCTCGAATTGAGAATCCGTTCTGTCTACTATCCTATCTAATCGCTGCTCAACTGTATCACCCTTAAATTGAAGGATAGTTATAGCCTCTCTCAGATCGTAGATAAAGGTAAAGCCAGCCACGATTATACCTATAGTAGCTATGATATGTCCAAGAGATATGCTCTTGCTGAATGGGTTTGGGTTACTCATCGACCTTCTGTGAACAACTGTCTTTCGTAAGACTCGATAGCCCTGATGATCTGTTCTGCCCTTCTGTTCTCACCCCTGGATACAGCCCATTCGAGCTTAGACTTCAGGAGTGCTAAGTCTCTGGAGAACTTTTTGTTTTCAAATTGAGTTTGCTCGTCTATGTTTATATCGTAGGCTCTTACACCTGTAAAGAATCTCAACCATCTGGCAGCCTCAGATATATCTGCTGGGTTGGATTCCCTATAGGCACCCCATCCACCCCACCCTCTAGTGACCGTCTGTTCCCCTGTTGCTGGGTCACGAAACCTTTCCCCAAACACTCCGCCTGGGTTGGCTCTATTGATCTCAATGAGTGGTACGATTAACTGTGCTAACTTCCATAGTCTAACAGGAAGTTCAACACCAAGCAAGTCTTTGCTTTGTTCTGTGCCAAGAATGTTTCCAATCTCTACAATGGGCTTATCCCTAAAGGTGTCATAGTTAGCAAGCTGCTCAAATATTTCTTTGGGAAACGGGCTAACCATCTCTGTTATGAGATCTTTAGGATGTCGAAGCCTTTCCATTTCTGCCAATGGGATAGTGTTAAGAAGTGTGAATGCTTTAACCACGCCTTCCTCTTGTTTCCCCATGAATATAGGTACACGCTTACCCCAGAAAGCCCCTATATCTGAGAGGTCTAGCTCTCCACTGTCATATTCAAACTGTTCTTTAGCTAGGTGTAGCTTCTCTGCTCGTTGTGGATTGAGAACAAGATGCTTTATCT